TGACACCGGTGATTTCGCGAATCCTGCTGTTCGTGGTACCGTTCTCCTCTTCAGGCATGATGAACGTCTTGAACAGCTGTGTAATGAGGTAACGCTCACCGACACCCATCTCGCGCTCAGACTCCACGAGCTTGATGTCGTTTCCGGTGTAGTAGATGTGGGAGGCGATTTCCTCACCGGGGACCACGACGTATGCATTCTGAGTGAGCTGCTTGGTGGGATTGAACACCATGTCATACTGCCTACCGAGGTAGTCCCTGATGGTATCCTTGATCTCTCCAATCTGAACGGGTTTGTTAAGGTGGGCGAACAGACCTGCTGGGTAGAAGATCTGCAGCTGACCGAGGGTATACTCATTGAGCTCAGAGTTATCAATGATGGCACCGATACAGTCTGCAACATCACTCGCAATGTCCGTTGTGGGATCAGTCCAGAGGCCGCTGGCCGGAGCAGTACCGCCCTTGCCGTTAACAATCATGTTCTTGATATCCGTGTCTTTAGACCACGCGAGACCGCGGGCTGCTGCAATCATGGAGTAACGCATCTGCACATTGTCAAGGCCGCGAGCATTCGCCTCATCGGTGATCATGAGCTCGACAGACTCCTTCTCCATGACCTCGCTGATAGTGAACCAGTCAACCTTGCGGTAGCGAGCACGGGCGCCTTCAGCAATCTTCTGCGGATCGATGCGCCTGGTCTTCGGCAGCATGAGTTTGAGCTCGAGACCATCCATACCCTGCATGACTACGGCGTTCTTCCACACCATGAGTTCCTCTGCCTTAAGGTAGATGATCTCACGGAGGAGTTCTTTCTTCACCTCGTCGTCGGAAGTAATGACGCCGTTATAGCCGTCATCGTAATATTGCTTCATGTTTATCACCTTATGCCGTGGCGTAGTACTTAGACACGCGGATGCGGATGTAACCGCCTGCTGATGCGTCCTTGGCCTCGAGAGCACGACCGATAATCCAGCCTGCGCCATTCTTGGCGTCAACCTTACCTCCGGCTGCGACTTGGATCTCTTTCCACTGGCTAATTGCCGCGTTAGTATCAACGAGAGGGACCTCGATTTCAGTTCCTTCAATGAGTGCAGTAACGCCGACCTGTACACCGGACTGAGCAACACCAGTAACAGGGTGCTTAGTCGACGTAAATGCAATGCCGATGGGCTCAGTGCTGCCGTTGTTCAGCTTGACCTTGAGGTTGAGACCGGCGGTCTGATCTGCGGTACCCGGCATAAGGACATAGCCGGCGTTAGGGATTGCGTCTTCAGCAACAAATGGCTGAGTACGTGCTTCGTTGGTAATTCCACCATAAGACATGGGTATCACTTCTTGAGTTTAAGCTTTTCGTATTCTTCAACAGTCATCCCGATGCTTTTGAGGGTCGCAGCCATCTTGGCACGCTGATCAACGGGCTGAGACTGAGAAGAAACAGGTCGTCCTACGGGCGTAGACATCGGCTGGGTACGCGCCATCTTCTCCTTCATCTTACTGAGGATCGAGATCTTCTGCTCGGTAGGAAGGCCCTTGACAATGTCATCGGGATCGCTGATGCCAAGACCTTTCACTTCATCGCGAACAATATTATACTGTGCTTTCAGGAGATCCTCGTTCTTCTGCTGGAGCTGCGCAATAACAGTCGCCTGCTCAGCAAGTCGCTGCTCCAGCGCAGACATATCAGGAGCCGCTGGCGACGCAGACTTCTGTTCGACAGGCGCTGCGGGAGTAGACTGCACAGGGGGCACCTGCTGCTGCGCGGGAGTTTCCTGCTTTGCAGGTTCTACCGATTCAAATGCCTGCGTGATCGAGGCAATCTCTGTCTCTGTAAGTCCCTTGGACTTCAGAGTATCAATGGCTGCTGCTTTAGACATGGGTTCACCTGTTTTTGAGGCTAATTCATCGTCGGGTTCGCTGAATGCGGCCTTTGCGTACTGAACTTGCATTCCCGGGAATGCTGGGTTTTTAACAAATGCCATGGCGAGAAGAGTACTATCGACGAGTTCTCCATTCTCATCGTACTCGTTTTCGACCTCGGGGCTGATGCAGTTGTATCCTTCTTCTACGATTTGCTTGATCGCAGACTCATCAAAGACGAATCCGCTGTAAGTGATGTCACTATGATCGTCGGTGATGCCGAACTTAAAACCATACCCAATGGGTTGTCTGAAGAGTGCGTGTTCATCATGCTTTATATAGAAGGGTAGCGGCCCCTTGATCTTGTTGTAGATTTTTTCAATAATAGACGGCGTCCATGGAGTAAGCTTGCCGTGGTTATCCCTTACGGGGATAGCGCGAATGGAAGCTCCATCAACATGGAGGGCGTCTACGGTTTTCCAAATACGGTTGCTCATCTCCATTCCACCTATAAAGAGAATAAGATTTCCTTAATATTAAGGCGATCTCAGAGATCGGTTGATGGTTGCAGTTCCAGCGTCTGTAGAGTGTTGCGCCAAACTATGTGGCGTTTCCGGGTACTGTGGGCCAGGCGGGGCTTCTATTGATTCCGAAGTGGATGTACCTTCGTTGTTTACTAGGAAGGGACGTTGATCTTTACGCAGCTCTAAATACCCGAGGAGGTTCCGAAGCTCAGTTTCTGTAAAGATTCCGACATCCTTCATCATTACCATTTGCCGAGCTAGTTCTATTTTCGAGTTCGCCATCACGTATTCAATCTTGATGTCCATTTCATTAACAGGGTAGGAGGATTTGATAGCGAGGAGGCGCTTCCTAATGTTGTCAAGGATTACCGGCTTGATCTTGTTGGCGAGCTGTTCGATCTTGCTAGCAACATACGAACTCAGGACTAGGTCGGAGGAGTAAGATCCACTAGAACCGCCCGCGACGACACTGTGGGGGAGTGATAAGGAGGTCCAGACTTGGTCTGAGTTTTGAGTAATGCGGTCATTTGTAGAGAGATAGCTTGAGGAGTGCTCGATAGGGTTAATGGTAACCGCGGAGGAGGTAACGTAGCCTTGGTCTGGAGTTTGGTCTTTAAGAGCACGTGCGTAGCTAGTAATTACTCTCTCCATGTCAGCGTTGGCAGCTTTTCTCCGCTGATCAATGTTACCCGGGTATTTATCGAGGCTGAAGAGCGAAGCGTCAATCTGGTGCTGTTCGCGCGGCACATTCCGCCATCTCCAGATGACGTCGATGATTGTGATTTGACGCTTCTCCCAGATCGGGAGGACCGTGCGGTGGAGTGGTGAGATGGAATAGATGCCGAATGTTTTGCGCCCCTTGGAGTCGGTCCACCAGATGGGGGTGTCTTTGAATTTAATGTGGATGATTTCATCGGCAGGGAAACGCTGCTCTGTAGTCAAGCCTTCGTCAAGGATGTAGTAGTTGGCTTCTCTAATAGCGGTGGTGTTGGAAGAACCGCCGATGCGAGATAAGTCATCTAATATGGTAACTGATTTGTTGGGAAGTATTTCATAAGTGAAACCGGGGAGTTTGTGGATGTAGACGTTCCCGTGCATCATGAGGAGTTCAGCGTATTTCTCAAATTCATTCTTGATATTCAAGGTGGCTGCAAGGTGTTCGGCTTCTCTGAGCATTTCTGCTTCTAACTCATCGTACTCGGTGTCCTTATCTGACATCTTGAAGCGCTTGAAGGAATCGGACGTCATCGTGCTAATGCGGTCAATGGCGCCGCCGACTTCCGGTTCTAGGTTATACATTTGTTCATAGATGTCAGCTTCATCCATCTCGCGCCAATTCGTGATGTCGATGAGGAACTGGGCGAGGGAATTTGTGACTTGCTTACCTGCGTAGATGTGGTCTGCGGAACTGCCGGCTGCACCTGTGTTAAGGCGCGCGAAGGCTTGTTTGACCTTCCGAGTTAAGGTTTTTGCTATACCCATGATATCACCTTTAGATTACGCGAAGAGAGATTGAGTCTGGTAATAGATTTGTAGGCTGCTCTGTTGATAAATACCAGATTACGTTTGCAACGCAATCCGCTGTATCTTTGCTGCCACCGAACGGATGGTCAACTTTCGGAGTACGTTCATTAATGACCAATAGATTCTCAGCTTCATATTTCAGTTGCTCGTCGTAAACAACGCGAACTGGGGTTGGATAATCTTCAGATTGCTGTTCTTTCCACCTATCGTAGTCTTCTTTTGATACAATATGTTTAACGTACTCCATACCGTACGTGTCGACAACGTGCTCGATGATCTCTGGATACATCCACGTGTCGAAGATGAAGACATTGGCGTTGATGCGCGGAATAACGTAGTCAAGGTATTTGCGGATCTCGGATGGGCGAATGAATGCGTCGCCTTCCTTTTTGGTAAAGCGGTGCGCTCCATCTACGACTATACCACCTGTCATGCGGTCCGTGTAGCCGCACGCAATACCGAAGCGGTCGTTTGTGACGGCAGGGTCAATTGCTAACACTCTGAATTGGTCAGTCATTAAGGGAATTTCCTCTAACTGGAGGATATTCACCATGGGTTTGAGGAAGACACCCTCGGGGAATGCGACGCCGCCTGCGATTTCGGGTTTACATGCATAGTCTCTATAGAATGTCGGCATGTCGCGCTTGTATTCTTCTCGAAGCGCTGCTTCGCTGAAGTGCGGGTTCATTTTCCAGGTAGGGAGCTTATATGTAAGGAAGTTGTTGGGCTTATAGTTCGGGGGGATGGGGATCTTGCCTGTACGAATCTCGTACTCGCGCTTCATCGCGGCCTTACCTTCCATGTGAAGACGCATAATGATATCGGTTGGATGTTGGGGTGATGAGATCGCAATGACATGACCGTCATCTCCTAGCGTGTCAGTAGACTTCTTGAGACGAGACCATATCTCCCATGCGCCACGCTTACCACCCGTTGATTCGAATAAAGCGAGCTCATCAAAGATCACGCATTTTGAAGTTCTTCCTACGGCGGTGGTCGCCCAACTTGAGAGAGTCTGCAGCTTTACTCTCTTAGCATCGCACTCAACATTATCAGATCGTATTTCAATGTCAAACCACGTGTGAAGCCACTCGCAGCCCTCTATCATCGTCTGGATGTTGGAGAAAACACCGTCGGAAGCCTGCTTCTCACTAACAGACACAATTTGAATAAACAACTTCTGATTCTTCAGCAGCTTATAATGTTCAGCGGGATTCGGCATCGTTATAGCATCCCAGAACTCATAGCATCCCATAATGGATGCAAGCGCTGTCTTGCCGCTTCGCATACCTGCAACTAAAATAAGTTGCTTATACTGTGGGAGCTTGGGATTATATCTATTTTGGTAGAACTCCCGCATGATTTCTTCTTGCGCCGGAAATAGAGTAACCCCGAGGATCTCATTCGTCCACCAGACCGGATCCATTTTGCCGCGCGCCACTGTTTTTAGATAGTCGAGATGGTTCTTACTCGAGGTATCTATGGAATCGTCGCTTCGATCGTCGGCATATGATCGATAGCTTCGAGAACTCTTTTGCGACATGATGGACACACCTCCTGGACGATCATATTTGTAAGTTCAATATATTGTGTGTTCATTTTTTCAATGCGGACATTAACATTTCCGCCCTGGTTGAGGCGCCCTTGGAATTCCATGAGGTCGTGGAGAGTCGCGCGCGTTTCTTTGGTAAGCATAACAGCAAGCTTAATGTTCTCCCTATCGAATTCCCGGATCTTACAGATATAATCCACCCAGTCTTCAAGCTTCTTTAACATCGATAGCAGCCGCTTCATGTAGAAGTCTTCGGAATCATACTCGCCAGTCTTTGAATCAACCTTGATTTGGTGAGTATTAACATGATCCATCACCTCATTTCTCGTCATCCTGAAGAACATTGCGGCTTCTTCAACTGATGTCTTCCCCGAAATGATATCTCTGGACCACACCATTCCTATTGCGCCCGCTTCGCACATAGGACATTTGTCTGTCATGAGGAATAGTTGAGATTTCCGGTATATGAAGGGATAAGAAAGTATTTAAAGAATTAAAGAAAATATATAATGTTTAAGAAAAAACTGTAGCGCGCGCCCCCAGATATTGCGGCCAAACACACTATACTAGGGTGAAAAGACTTCAGGTGAGAGCGCTATATTTGCGATTAAAAGCTCTCTCAACAACAGGTGATAGTTATACCTTGTTTAATTGCAATCGCATGTTATATCGCTAATATAGCGATTATATGCGCGCTTAAATCACTCATATCTCTCTTATTTGCAATTCGTTTAGCCACGACTATGCCGCGAGGAAATGGACAAACATCAACTACATGTACCACACCCCCTCCCCCTACCCCCCGCTGTATGGTCATGGGATGAGAAAGTATAACTTTCTCTATAACTGGTGATTTGATTCTATACATAATCAAATTACCGTTAAACTGGAGATGATTAAAATGTTAACTCTTGTACATCTAAACTGGCATGGTACACCATTACGAGGTGTTGTAGAAGCATCAAAGAGTTATGAAGATGCTAGAATATGGCATGACGAAGCTTGGTTTGGTGGAGATCATGTAGACGTCTATGAAATACTTAACTACGAAATTGTAGAAGAGATTACAGGATCTGTTCAAGTTAGTCTTGAAGAGTGCATTGAAATGACATGGTATCGTGTACGAATAATCAACGCTATTAAGGTTGACGAATGGAGATGCGATTACTAACTCTAATCACATTACCGTTAAACTGGAGGTGTAGAATGTTATTCAAATATAACTGTGATATGTCAACACCTGATACATTTTATCGTATTACTGGTAGACCGCATCAGGAAGGAGAAATCATGCCACCTCGTATAACATGGTCAACTAACCACTTTAAAGGTCAAGAGGGATACTTTGTTACCAACAAATCCTGTATCAAATATTGGTTAGAGGTTCTTAATAATACTAATCACGTATACATTGTTGAGCCGCTTTCAACTCCGATTGCATGCCATCTCAATAGCGAGCTCAAGCAGTGGTTTGTCAAGGGCTCCATCAAGATAATCAAAGAGGTTAACATCGAGGAGGTTATCAATTGGTGGTGATCATGTCCCTCCAGGCATTTGTCGGCAGAGAGCCAAGGAAAGAGCTAGTACAGCCGATAACCAACCGTATGTTCATTAAGCCTAATGGCGGCATATGGACATCTTCATACAATGAGGAGTATGGTTCCGACTGGATAAGGTGGATGCATAATGAGCAATTCTACAATAACGGGTATGAAGACATATATCTCCTTAAACCGCGCGATGATGCAAAGATATACACTATCGACTCATATGAAGACTTAAAGGCATTAGTAGACAAATACCCACCCATTGTTCACATGCTTGGTACATTCTTAGACTTCGAAGCCATATCAAATGACTACGATGGTATACACCTAACTGCCAATGGAGAAAGCGCAACTCGCTTAACCTCAGGTATTAGCCTCTATGGATGGGATGTAGAATGTACACTCTGGTTCAGGTGGTGCTTCGAGTCTGTTGAGAAGCTTGACTATAACATCCATGACTTTGCGCCTATCTATGTCGGCATCGAAGATGATGAAGACAACTATGTTAAAGTTGACTACATAACATTCAGGCAATCCATTGACACAATCGAAGCAGTAACAGACGGATCCATGCCATATGACTACTTCGGTTTCCCCGGCTGCTTAAACTATGAGTACAAGACTTATATGCACCCGTATAGCCCGCTGACTAAGGAAGAAGCTAGATCACGTCTCTAATCGCTATCAGGCGTAGGGTTCAATCCCAATTAGAGATTTCGTATAGGATGTTGAATACCTTTATAGTTTGTAGGTTAAAACAGATATAACAGGAGGTGATAACCTATGGCGACTCTTGTATCGTATCCTTCGAAGGATGAGGATGGCAAGTGGTTCGTTATCGTCCGTAAAAAGACGGTAAGCGGCACCATTGTCTCCTACGACTTCGTAGGGACGATGGAAGTTGTTGACGAGGAAGATGCTCGTCTGGTAGCTAAGCTACTGGATGGTATTGTCCTCTAAAGCAACTTCCGTTGCCAATGGACCTGCGTGCTGCCGACATTAAGTTGTGGTAAGTACGTGGCTCCACACGTAAGAACGTCGAACATTTAACCCACGAAACTCTGTTAGTTGCGGCTAGCAGAGCGTGAGGAACAACCCCAGGTGATGACTATGAAGACTACAACATTAACCCCGGAACAGCTTTCCAAATATGGTCTCGATAACATCAACTGCGAGTTCTACCGCAACATCACGCGGCAAGGAATAGACTCGCTATTCGAGAAGACAAACTTCTTAGACGGCGAAGACGATGATAACGGCGTTATCACAATGTATTGCTGTAGAGTAACTCATGTATTTGTTCCTATCAAGAGAGGCAAGTACGAATGGTGGAAGTGTTACTAGGAGGTGCTGTATGTAATAACATTAACATCTTACCATGAAGGACCTGCACGTCCTCCTTCAATATTTTTACCCACGAAGCTCGCAAGGGTGCGTCCCTACGAGCGTGAGGTATAGACTATGAACAACGGTCTAAGGTGCGGAGTCATTCGCACATACAACGACACCCAGTATTATCAAGTACGTGGGTGTTCTTACCGCGCCTACTGCGCTAAGGCAGTAAGCGGTAAAGCCGTAGTGAGATGTGAACACGCAGAGTTCATCATGAACTCTGAAGTAGCAGACTTCGAGGTCATCTGCAATGACGATTGAAGACAAATACAAGGAGTATCATAGAGCGATACTCCTAAGGGATGTGTTAAGTCGCACAGGCTCCTGTTCTGTCGGCATCGCTGTCAGAAACATGCCGCCACGTTACAGACTAACACAGAATGAAGTGTATTGGATTGCACAACGTAATCCACACACTTTCAAAACCACAGAGCTCTTCGGACACCGGTGCATCGGGTTAGTGCACACCAACATTCGGGAGGTAACTCCATGAACAGACAGAAAGAACCATGTACAGGCTGTATACACTACAGCCTCAACGGCTTTAGGCCGTGGTGTAAAGAGCGTAACAAACCCATCAATCAGGGGGAAGTTCCTCCATGTAAGAAAGCTGACTTCCTTGAAATACGGAGGTACTTCCAGGGGTGTAGTAAACTCTAACCCCAACCCTTTCGTTAGGCAAGAAAGGGTAGCGGTAGATTATGGCCGTTACCCCTTGACCTACAAGGTTGCGATGAGGGTTCGTCCTGAGCAGCCTTGGTATCGGATGTCGAACACCTTGTAGCCAACGGCAGGACTCGTTGTCTACATTGTAAGCCATAATCACATGGAGGTGATGTATATGGCGAACACAACCAACAACCCCAAGAACAACGCACAGCAGGAGACAACTGTGCCGGCAGTTCCGGCCACCAAGGAGGTCAAAACCATGTCTGAAACCGAAAAGCAGCAGAGCCAGAAGATCGATATCGCCGCACTCTACGCGGAAGCAGCTGCAAAGCACGCCGCGCGCAAATCAACGCCCGGAGGCAATGCCCTTCCGTACGCAGAAATCATCGAGGCAGTCGACAAGATCTTCGACGAAACCCAACTCAAGGAAGCACCAATCAGTGTGCTGGTGCAGATGACGAATGTCATCCTCACTGCCAAATACGCAGCGATGAAGGACAGCAAAGTACCTATCTCCTTCAAGCAGGGGAGAACCATCCAGACAATGCCTGAGGGCGAGCTCAAGAAGATTCGCCAGCAGCAACTCGCGGCGATGGTCAGCGGCAAGCAGAAGGACAACCTATACCGCCGTATCTACGGACTCGGGTACCGCAAGGAGTTCAAGCGCTTTGAACTCGCTGGACAGGGGGTACTGAGGAGAATCAAATCCCCCTCAACCTCTTCTACCAAGAACGGGAGTGAGTAAACATGGCATACGGTGTCATCAACATCAAATACGGTGGAGCTGAATCCACCAAGTTCGTAGAGAGAAAGGAATTCTACGCCCCACAGAGTGTTCCATCAGGGGCTCAGGTTGATCTCTACATCAACCTAGAATACTACTCTAACCTCATGGAGGACCTGGAGGAAGCTACATGTAACCTGAGGAGTGCTAAAGACTCCCATAGCGGCGCGATCAGGCGCCTACAAAACGCGCAGGTAGAGAACGATAAACTGCGAGAACAGATACAAGAGCTGCAAGAGCAGTTGGAGCGCGCGAACCGCGTTATCGACTACATGCTCGAGAGGAGTGAGTAACATGCTCATACACGAAGAACTCGGGATAACAGAGACCAGATTCAAGGAACTAACAGATGAGATGGATGTAATAGTAGATTCATCCACATCTCATGCAACAGTTCTTATGAAACTGTACAGAAGCAACACCATGAACAGCCTTGAGAAACTCCTAATAGCAACCCTGTACGGATTCGGGTTGGCAATGTCAAAGGAAAGTGAGTAACATGAAATGCACAGATTGTGTCAACTGGGAAGGGGGTTGCTCCTACAACCTCCCCGAACCTATCGGAGAAGCAGAAGATGAGTGCGAAGAATTCAGCATCCTAT